GTCCCGTTAGGGACTAGGGACAGGTGACCGCGCAAACTGAGTTTAACCCCCCAGTTTTGCCACGCGCGGCTTCCACCGCTTGGCGGTGGTGTGACGATGCGACGCCACGGGCTGATTTGGCTGCCCACTCTCAGACCTCTATCTCACACCTCTATGTGTTTGGGTCGAGTTTCAAAAGCAAGACTAGCAGCTATCCCTCAACACGAATCTGGGCGTCTCTCGGACGCAGGTACCAGCTTGTGACTCGGCCATCTCGTATGGTGGAATAGCTACCAACAAAAATCATGCTAATGAACATCGATTTTCAAAAACTGCGTGGGCCGCCACCTCACACAGTCTTATATTTAATACTCTCTATCTCTCTCTTGGCGTGACCAGGATGCGCCATCCCCCCCGTCGAACACGTCAATCAACGTAACAGAAACGCCTCATGTGCCGATTTGGTAGTACTGGGTCCACAAGCCCCACTTATCGATATAACCCCATATCTCCCATTCAACATACTCACCTTCGTTAGGCCCCGGAAATAGCTGGGACCCTACGAGTGTTGGTTCGGTCTGTGCATCACTAAACCATCCCAACGACCAGTAAGCGGGTCGAGGGTAAACGGGATTGACCAGATTTCCTGTTGGTGATTCAGTCACCTCGGGAGGCTGTGGTGCCACCGGTGGTTGCTAGGACAATTTGTCTGCAAACAACTGCATCATGGCGACTCCGTCGTACGATGTATCCCACCACGTGAGAACACCGCCGGCGGCCGTCGTGACCACGCAACGTGCCCAGGCACATTTGTTGGTCTCCGCGCTACCAATTGTTGCAACGGCTTCCTGACTGATAATGTTACAATCAACGCCAGTAGCCGATCCACCCATGGCGATGGTCTGATTCCTGTAATTGCACAGAATGAGATAAGTCCCAGCCTGTTGAAATTGCAACTTCATGGCGCCCACCGAGCCCTGAATATCAATGCGATGCGGTCCTGTGGTGGTCGCGTAATATGAAGTATACAGCAACCGGTCTTCAGGAGTGGATGGAAACCCTACCAGGAAAGGAACCGCCCGGCCCGCGAACGGCACGTCGTCAGTGCCGCTAAAGTAAGTGGCTGACGAACCGAAAGGTACACGTGGGATGTCGGCGAGGCTATGATACGGATACATCAGCTCGATGTCGTAGACAATATAAAGCTGGCCGACACTGGTGCCGGGCTGGACGCTGAGACCCTCCATACCAATGTTTAACATTCCCTTACAGGTCTGACGGAGCTCCGCACCGACCAGGTTGGCACCGTGGTCAATGAAATAGCCCGCCTGTGGAGATTCACTCGGTGCACACTCGACCGGTGCCGCAATGTGTTGTGACGGCTTGGTCGAAACGGCGAACTTTGAGTTCATCATTCCCTGCATTGTGAGGTACTGCGGATCAGCTGGATCGTAGTTGATAGTGATCGCAATGATACCAGAATTGTTGTAGTCGGTGCTGGTTGACTTATAGTATGCAGCCATGCCATGGACCTTGTATCGCTGAAATTTCCTAGCGAAGTCAGAGAGCCATGGGAAAAGCTCCGCGTTGGTGGGCGTAATGGCATACTGTTTTACTGTGAATCCTCCACCTTCCGGTGCCTTCACGTCACCTACGTACTCGCGATGAGTGATACGGACGTTGGACCCTACTCCACCCTTGCCGGTGAAATTCGGGACGATGTCGGTGGCACCGACCCCGCCTCGCGTGGCAATGGTGTTGTGGGTGACGACGTAGTCGCCATATCCGGATATCTTCGCAAGGGTTGCTCCTGCCGCGGCGCCGACGGGTCCTCCAAGAGCACCGCCAGCAGACGCGAAAGTCCCCTTAGGAATACGCGCAAGCACGCGATCGATTTTTGCGGATAAACTATCGGCAGCACCGCCCTGAAACATCCGTTTGGACTGGGGCGGCTTGTTGTTTCCGTTTGCGTTCTGTTCGTTCTTCTTTCCATTAGCCATGCGACTAACTCGATGTTCGATGTTATATTATTAAAAACCTTATATTATTATTAAAAACCCCGAGTGGTCAGATTGTGGTGAGGCCCATGGCCACGGCCGGGTTGACGGTGCTGGTACTACAATCGCCGACCACGAAAGTGGCTAGTTCCTTCTCCATAGCAATCTGCATTGAGGGGGGGTAGCCAAAGGCTTTGTAAAAGCTGACGCGACACGCCTGCGTCACTTCGACACTATCGCCTGATCTGATTCTGGGGATCTTCGACAGCCGTAAGAAGCCTGAATCTGAGACACAATACTTGTTGCCGAGGTTGGAGTCCAGTCCGTTCCGACGGTAAGCCTCATAGTATGCGGAGTATATGGGCATGTCTCCACACAAAGCGTGACCGCCTACTCCTACCTGATAAGCCCACCTCCTATAGTCCTCACGTGTCCGTTCGCCTAGTGCTATCGCATCTTTAGCGAACGCACTTGATGGCTGGCGTACCATGACCCACTCAGACCCGGAATACACGGGTTGCATTTGGCAAAATACTACCTTCTCAAATACACGGACCGGCTCCTCCCTTTCCATCTCAAATCCGTACTTCAAAAACCAGGCATTCAGCCCATCAAGCTTGGGAACATCTCCCTCACTCACGAACAAAACGCAGTCGTCTCCATTGTTGACGAATTCTGCTTTTATGCCCAGCTCCCGGATGTACTCCCTCACGAGCGTGCACATGATCAAACAATTGCCGAGCGATGTGTTCATGTCCCCGCTTGCCCGGGTGCCATTAACCTCGTATTCAACTCGGTAGCCATCTATGTCTGACCGGCCTTTATTCTTAAGCTGCTGGTTTAGAAGCGCTATTAATTCCCCATTGTAACCAAACAGCCTCTTATACACGCTGTGCTCCCATTTGAGGGCGTCGGCCGAAACGTGCTGATCGAATCTGCTAGCATCTATACCAATTGCCACAGGTCTCTTTACACGCTCCCACTTCGCCCTCAGAACCGCCGCTACCTCTACCACGGTTCGCCCCTTCATCACTACTCCCTCATCATCACCTCCCCACTCGAGTGCGAGAGCCTTGTATATACTACTCTCGACACGCCTGGTGAACAACCCTAAGGCCAGGTTGTACACGGGGGTCCTTGGCTGGATGACGCGTGGTGCCGGATCCTTCTTCTTTGTGAAATTCGTCTTTTCAAACTTCACGAAGGCCTTGATCCGAGCATCGCGTACGGTCCACCCCCTCTCGCGGTAGCGTTGCGCAGCGCGCGCATAGAGCATCTTCTTGTTGTTGGGACACTGTTCGATGAATTGTTTGCAGGTCAACCTCTCCAACGGAAGGTGGGTAATGCTCTTCACGATGCGTTTCGCTACCGGAGCCAACGACTTCCACACCCCTGGTAATGGTAGCGGGGTGGGTGCCAAACCCCCAGCACTTTGAACGTTAAAAACTCTCTCGTTTAGTGCTCGAACTAAATTGGGGGCGTCGTTGTTGTGTGCTCCATAATCGATTCGGGACGACATGCCTGGAGCTAAAATGACATGCCGCACCTTCGCGGGCGGGGCACCCACATGCGCACGAACCGCGATCCCTCTGAACGCACCACAGGTGAGGTTTGAACCTCGGTATTTCTCATCCTTGGTGGTTCTCGCGGCCATGTGCACGAGGCACCCCTAGTGGGGTGACTTTTCTGCCACCGCAGCCATACGGGCGAAGAACTCATCGTCCTCGTCCTGGATGTGGTAGCAGGCCACAAGTCCCCGCTTGTACCAATTAGCGTAGGACCTATGTATAGTCTTGTCGTCGATTGCTTTATCCACGACGCCCTTGGCGGCGATTGCCAACGACCTCATATCCGCCTCAGTTTTGTCAAATCCATGACTCTGAAACTTCAACTCTGCACTCAGTCTCTTGAGCACACGAACGCGTTCGCGGAACCGCCGGGCGGTCCTGTGGCGCACGTTGTGCGGTGACTCCGAGAGCTTGTCGTTCACTGCCTGTCTCATTGTGCCGATTAACCCATACTTTGGGGGCAACTCAATGTCGTCATTGCCATCGACATCAATGCCGCGCAGGGTGGCCACCGCAACCGCGGCGTTAGCCTGCAGTTGGGTCTCCTTCCTCCACGGCCCGAATGAAAACAACCGTGCCCAAAGTCTGGAACCTACAGACTTCCTAACCTTGGCCACAGGCAGCGCCACCTTTCCCCCTCCCCCGTCAGTCCCCGCGCTGGGACTGATGTCAGCCTTATCTCCTTCCGGATCACTGACTTCGCTTGTGCTCGACTTTGGCGAGCTCCCCTCTGTGGCGGACAACAACGCGAATTCATCCATGCTCAGAGTGGCCCGTGCACCGGGCATCTCCTCACTACGGTCGCGTTCAAACCGCCGCAAGCCACGCTCTTTGCGCGTGCGTGGCCGCTTCCCCCCGTCGACGTAGACCGTGTCGACGGGGGGGGGGGTGGTGGGAGTGGGGTGGCGAACCCCACCCCCACCGCGACCGCACCCAACTGCGGCCGCTGACTCCTCCATGCTCAATGCCTGGAGTGCTACACCGGTAGGTGTAGGG